AGTTCTTCATCAAATAATAGTAATCTATCTTCAGCCATTTTCTTTAATTCACCCAATGGAACAGATTCTGTCTTAGCTCCTTGGATTACTTTCTCAAGTCCAAATGGACCGTTTTCTTTTTCCCATCTATCTACGAAATCTTTAGCGTTGTATGGGTCAAACCCAAAACATCTTACATCGTAGTCTCGTTCAATAATGTGATTATCGAGTTCTTCATAAACCTGCATCATGTCTAGTACTGTACCAGGCATAACTATTAAACTTCCTTCATTTATGAATTGATCATATTTGATCCTCATGGCTGATGGTAATTTCATTAATGTACGTTCTGTTATGTAGTTTCTAGTCTTAATACCGAAAGCTCCATTACGTAATGGAAATAAGAATGTAAATGCGCAGAAGTCGTCCCCTTGTGAAAGGTCCGCTCCAAGTGCGCAAGGCATTTGCCAATAGTCTCGTTTTCCATGTTTAAGGGTTTCCTCGTAAGTGAAGAAATACGTATAACCTTCCATAGGAATACCGAAACGTTTTGCTAGAATGTCGTTTCTAGTAGCCGGAGCTTTTTCAGCTCTATCCACATCCAACTGATATGTTTCGTAAGAAACGGTTTTGCCGATGTTAGGATTAGCTTTAATCCATTTATCCGGCTCACCTACTTCATCAATTGAATCTAATTTATACCACCATATAGATACATGTGGGTTAATGTATTCTCCTTTAAGTATGTCCATTAACTCCATTTTGATAGTATCTCCGGGTCCGTTACGAACAGTACCTTCTGAACTAACCGCTACAATTAAGTAGTCGTCATTCTTAGAAGCACCTTGTTCTAAAGCACCCATAACGTCTTCCCTAACATCTCCGGAAAGCCATTCGTCGATGGTATTAATTCTGCTATTCAACCCTTGTAGTTTATCGATAGTCATTGGACGGATTTCAAGTAAAGATCCTGTCAAAAAGTTCTCGATACCTTTCTTAGTTGATGTTAGTTTTACCCTATTAATTTTAGATCCAGTAGTATTATTAATAGATCCCTCTGTTAAGAATTTAAACAAAGGTCCTCTAGCCCTAGTAATAGCAGTTCTTATTGGTGATAATACTTCTTCTGCTTGTTTCATGGTAGGCGCAGTATGAACTTGGTGTGTTGTGGATGTATCTACATTGAGAAAGTAGTTTTGTATGTAAGATTCATATTGTGATTTCGCAGCACCTCTGGCTACAATAAGATATTGTTTATTAGTTAATCTTTTCTTAATACGTTTCTTTACATAGTGACCGCCATGCCCATCTGGCGATGGTTCATAGACACTTCTTTCTACAAAGTAATACCATCCAAATACTTGTTCTGCCCATAACTTGAACGAATCAAGAAGAACTAGGTCTTCACCGTCTGTTAATGTTAATTCGTTTTCGCAGTAATCAATAAAACCCTGAATAGCTTGGTCATCATACCAAATTCCAGGGTTAGCGATTAATGAATCTATTCGGTTCATCTCTAATGAGATGGTTTCACATACTGGTATTTCTCCCCTTATTACTGCATCACGAAACATACCATAATATTTTGGTGTGGCTGTGTTCGATAATGCCATTTATGTTTTCTCCTTTTGATTACCAATACAAATTCTTTTTCTCTTTTGCTTGTTTTTTGGTTTTATTTTCTTTTCTTTCAGTTTGTTTTTCATTTTTCATACGATTTATTTCTTTTGTATATTGCATTTTTTGTTTTTCGTATTTCAATGTTTCAGCTTCTTCTTTTAATACTTCGAAAGCAGACTTAGCTTCTCTGTCATTTAGACCAAGAACTTCTTTACCTTTTTTAGTTAACCAGTCAGTTATTACTGTTTTACCAGCTTGTACTACTGATGGTGCTAAAACATCTTTACCGACTGTAGCTACTAATCGTTTACCTTTAGACGCATTTTCGGCTTCAAGACTTTTTAATGTCTTCTCTTTTTGTAAACGAGTTATACGATCATTTAATTCTGTATCGGTTAAATCCTTTATTTTCTTTTTGCTAATATCTTCTGCTTTAGCATTAGCTGCGGCAGTTTTTGGTGTTGGTTTTCTTATTAACCTTTTACCAGTTAGCTTTGTGTATTTTTCTTTCATCTTGTCAGCTTTTCTTTTACCAGCTGGTGTTAAAGTACCATCTTTGTTTTGGTATCTTCTAACTCCCCATTTCATTCCGGGAATACCATGATGATATAATTCATCTGTTTGTGTAAATTGCCACATCATTTCACCTCCTAACTAATTAGATGAAGCGCTTACATTAAGACGCCATTCTAATTCGTTAATAGATTGTCCTACTGCTTGAGCCACAGCAGAACTAGTAGGCGGATCAAATAGCATTTTAACTTTCAGATGCATATAGGTTTTAACAGCTTCTTTATCATCGTTTTCTCCCAAATATTCACTCCACTCAGTACTTTTATCTTCTATTCTAAAACCAGTAGATGGTCCTACACCTAATTGGTTAAGAATCATAAATACCGAATTTATATGCATGATAATATCTGGATCAAAACTGGTATCTTCTGCTGTTATTCCTAATAATTTCTTTACAGAAGTTAATATACTATCAGTCATATAATCACCTCACTAATTTGTTGTTATAAATTCTTTCATGCAGTATCCAGTAGCTAATTCAGCATCTACTATAACTTGTACACAATAAAATTCATCTGTAGAATTTGCTAAATCGATACCTACACCAGTACCTTTACTAATTACAGTTAATACATCGGCTTCTTTATCAGCTTCTTTACGAACGTTTAGTTTGCTAGCTGTTACAATACCATGAGATAAAATTAATCCATTCTTAACTGATTCTTCTGGTACTTCGTCAGCTCCTTCAGTAGTTACTTCTGGTTCAACTGTTGGTTCTTCAGTAGTTACTTCTGGTTCAACTGTTGGTTCTTCAGTAGTTACTTCTGGTTCAACTGTTGGTTCTTCAGTAGTTACTTCTGGTTCAACTGTTAATATTACTTCTTCTTCAACTTTCTTTTTATTTCCCATATTCTTTCCTCCTTTGTTTTTATAATTCAGCAACTGTTTTTATATTGGTTAAACTTGAAAATTTAGATTGTAACCATGCTTTTTCAGTACTGTCTTTTACTATGATCAAACAATTTGTAGGCACACTATTAAACGCTTGTGAGTATCTAGTAACGGTACTAAATTTAAAATTTCTCATATCCAAACGCATTAAATTTCTACAACCACTAAACATAGTATCTATAATGTATACGTTATCACTTACAAAATTACTTAAGTCCAACTCGGTTAAAGCACTACAACCATAAAAAGTATTACTCATATTGTCGCATTCACTTGTATCCCAGCTGCTTAAATTCAAACTTGTTAGCTTACTACAACCGTAGAATGTTCTGCTTAAAGATGCGATTTTACCGAATACATGATTACTGAAGTCCAAACTTATAAGTTTAGAACAAGACATAAACATGTCACCAAGTTCTGTTAATAAACTGGTATCCAAATTATTTATTTCTTCTTGCAATTCAGTTCCTGTATAACTATCAAACATTATGTATCTAGGTTTATACTTAGGTCCTATATATGTTCCTTTAACATTTAGTATTTCTACATTTTCTCTAATATTCTCAGGTTTAATGTTGCTGTCAATATTACTTGTGACTGGATTTACTTCTACAAGATTGTATCCGTCACAGTCTTCATGAGTGAATGTTTGTTTCTCAGTAGTAGGATTAACTGTCAAATCGGCTAGATCTGGTTCTATGTATTTGACTGCGTGATTTAATTTACCTTTGATGTGTTGTGTTTTGACACTAATCATTATCATCACCACTTCCAGGCAATAATGTTAATATAGGAAAACCAACATCTTTAATAAACCCAACGATAGTTACACGAGTAGGTTTATCTGGATTTAGTTTTAACTCATATCCGTATTCAATTGGTTTACTAGATATTTCACCAAACTCCATTGTTTCCGCAGGTATTTCAATATACAATTCATCAGTATCTTCTTCGATTGTGAAATCCTTATTTATGTGAATATTATCTACATCTTTTTTGTCGAATACTAAGAAACGTATCACATCATCTTTTTTAAAACTTTCAGGTGCATCCAAAACATCTTCTAGAGTTATACTTAATGGAAGCATATCTCCTCTGATTGTTTCTATATCTCTACCTTCCATTTCACACCTCGTTTCTTTTTATTATAATTCTATACCTTCCATTTCGGCTCTAATTTCTAGAGTCTTCAAGTAGTTGCCCATATAATGAGCTTGATTATTTAGAATTAATAACGAACTTGCTGGTTCAAATTCTAAAGTCCCAGCTTCAGCTTTGATAAGCATTTTGTGTAACTTATCGTATCTGATTTTAGTTTGATAATACTCAGCTTTAAATCTTTCTTTATAGTCTTCGCTAAGCATCATATCAATTGTTTCATTTAATTCTTTCATAATTCCCCTTTCTAATGCCTCCATGGGCATGTATCATTTTTAGATCTCTCTATAGGATCTTTAATTAATTTTGTGTCATCTCCATAATGAATAGCCATATGTGTTTCATGAGTAGTTGATATTAAATACTCAGGATTTGTCAAGTATTCAGTTCTGTTAAGAACATCCTCTTTCCTTAATGGATTCAAATGGTGAATAACAATTTTGTTCCCCCTAATTTCTCTGCCAGGAGCTCCTAAATCACATCCGTTGTCTCGTATGATTATGGATCTCCTTAGAGCTTTCCATTCAGGAGTACTATAGAAAATCTGATTTAGATATCTGTCGTATCCGAATGTGTCTTCTCCTACTGTTCCACCCAATTTTAAATACTCGAACCTTTCTTCGAAAGTTTTTAATTTTGATAGTTCAGAGTATGTTCTAATATTCTTCTGACTCATCTTCTACATCCTCATTCCCACTATACTTTCTCATAGCAGAAATAGCGTTAGCGTATAACTCCTCAATTCTTTTAGCTGATTGTAAAGCTTTTGTTTTTTCTGTAATAAGCTCTTTCTGCTTTTCAAGAATTTCTTTCTCTATACGTTCTTTACTTGAACCTAACTTAAGATAATGAGTTATTACCTGTGAAGATGCTGTGCCGTCTCTCAATTGTTGTGCTGCTAACTCTGTAGCAAGGTAAATCAATTGATTTTCCCTGGCGTCTGGTGTTAAAGCTGTTCTAATGTCTGTCTTTTTATCAGATGAACTTGTAGTTTTAACTTTAGTAGCCATGTTATCATCTCCTTTCGTAGGCTTTCATAATACTTTACGTCGATAAGGATAATGTTTAAAGTGACTTATAAGGCTTTTTACTTAACTATTCCAAAGAAAGGAGATGTAAAATTAGAACCAAATGTCTAGGGTGAGAACATTTATTACATTAACTAGTCTACAGGGGTCTCAACTACTTAATAAACCCTATAAGCCACTTTAAACACTACCCTTAACCGGAACGCATTCCTAAAAATTCCCTCCGGGGAAAATATAAAG